CTATCTGGAGCAGATATACTACATCCTCCGGTATATGCTGCGGCAATTTCTAAAGAAGGAGGACAAGCGTGCCAAGTAGACCCAAGAGGCCATGCTCATACCCTGGCTGTCCAAAGCTGACTGATGATCAGTATTGTGAGGATCATGCGGCGGTTGCACGCAGACAGTACAACAGGTATGAACGAGCGCCGGATATCAACAAAAAGTATGGCCGTGCCTGGAAACGCATCCGTGACAGACACATCGGTCAGCATCCTCTGTGTGAGCAGTGTGAGAAGGAAGGAAAACTGATCCCTGCGGCAGAGGTGCATCACAAGATCCCGATTTCCAAAGGTGGCACCCATGCCAGAGAAAACCTTATGTCCCTGTGCCGATCCTGCCACAACAAGATCCACCATGAACTGGGTGACCGGTAGGGGGGTAAAAATCTCTGTGGCTTTTACATCGGGGCAGCGGCCCGGGGCTTCGTGTAAAAATTCGCAAAAGTTTTTAGGGGAATAGGCCCCGACAGGAAATGAGGTGACATGAATTGGGCAAAAGGGGTCCCAAGCCAGGCTCTGGAGGCAGGCCGAAAAAGCCGATTGCCGAGAAATTGGCGGAAGGCAACCTTGGAAAGAGACCGCTGACACTTATTGATTTTCGAGACAGCGCGGCAGATCTTGAAGGGCAGTCTATGCCCAAACCGCCTGAGTATCTTTCTGCTACTCAGAAGGATGGATCAACCCTGTGCGCAGCCGAAATCTATGAACGTGTGTGGAACTGGCTTTCTGAAAGAGGATGTGCGTCCCTGGTTTCCCCGATACTCATTGAGCGCTACGCAATGAGCATCGCCAGATGGATGCAGTGTGAGGTTATCAACAGTGAACTGGGATTTTTGGCAAAACACCCTACCACTGGTGCAGCCATCCAGTCTCCCTATGTAGCGATTGCAGATAAGTATCAGACCCAGGCCAACCGTCTGTGGTCAGAGATTTTCCAAATTGTCCGAGAAAACTGTACCGGCGAATACTCCGGCAGCGTACAGGATGATCCTATGGAACGACTATTACAATCCAGGAAAGGATAAAAGTTATGTTTGAAAAAGTGAATCCCTCCCATCCGGATAAGATTGCGGATCGTATTGCAGGTGCCATTGTGGACATCGCATACGAAACACAGATCGATCCAAAGGTGGCGGTGGAGGTTCTGACCGGCCATGGTATCTGCCATGCCATTGTGGAAACCTCTGCTTCGCTGAATGTAAAAAAGATCAAGAATGCTATCCACCGTATCGCAGGCAATATCAAGACTGATGTGGTCATTGTTCCCCAGGATTATCACCTTGCAAGGAACCAGGAAGATGCCTTCCGCTGCGGCGACAACGGTATCTTCAAAGGTGTTCCTGTGACCGAGGAGCAGAAGAATCTGTCTGCATTGGCCCGTGCTATTTATGAGAAGCATCCCTATGATGGCAAGTACATCATGGATGGCGACCGTGTCATTATCTGCCAGAGCCATGCAGATTCTGAAGATCTGAGCAACGATTTTCCCTATGCGGAGATCAACCCCCTGGGTGATTGGACTGGTGGTACCAATGTGGACACCGGCGCTACCAACCGGAAGCTAGGGAGCGATATGGCTGATTCCGTTACCGGCGGTGGTTTGCATGGCAAGGATCTGTCCAAAGCTGATGTCAGCGTAAATATCTACGCTTGGTTGGAAGCCCAGCGACTGGGCAAGCCTGTGGAACTATGCTGTGCCATTGGCGATGAAGCCGTGAATGGTATTTCTTACGAGGAAATCGTAGAAACAGCGAGAGAGTTCATCCGAAACCTGGGTGGATTTGAAAAGTTCGCTGAGTGGGGACTTGTATGATCATTGAAAAGAAAAATGCGGCGGATCTGCTTCCTGCAGATTATAACCCCCGCAAGGATCTGCAACCCGGCGATCCGGAATATGAGAAACTGAAGCGCTCCTTGCAGCAGTTCGGTTATGTGGAGCCTGTGATCTGGAACAAAGCTACCGGTCGGGTGGTCGGTGGTCATCAGCGACTGAAGGTGCTACAGGATATTGGTATTACCGAAGTGGACTGCGTTGTGGTGGATATACCGGAGGATCAGGAAAAGGCTTTGAACATTGCCCTGAATAAGATCTCCGGCGACTGGGATAATGATAAGCTAGCTCTGCTGATTGAGGATCTGCAGGGTGCTGACTTCGACGTATCCATCACTGGCTTTGATCCGGCTGAAATCGATGACCTTTTCAAAGACAGCATCAAAGATGGTGTCAAAGAGGACACATTTGATGTGGATGCAGAATTGGAAAAGCCTACCACCACAAAGACAGGCGATATCTGGCAGCTTGGCCGGCATCGATTGATCTGCGGTGATAGTACCAAGACTGATACCTTCGATTTGCTCATGGCAGGGGTGAAGGCAAATCTGGTCATCACCGATCCACCTTACAACGTCAATTATGAAGGTTCTGCCGGTAAAATCAAAAATGATAATATGGGCAACGATGCCTTCTACAAATTCCTTCTAGATGCATTTACGCAGATGCACGCGGTAATGGCAGATGATGCGTCCATCTATGTGTTCCACGCAGACACTGAGGGGCTGAATTTCCGCAGGGCTTTCGCCGATGCAGGATTTTATTTGTCAGGGTGCTGTATCTGGAAGAAGCAGTCTCTGGTGCTGGGGCGTAGCCCCTATCAATGGCAGCATGAGCCATGCCTGTATGGTTGGAAGAAAAATGGCAAGCACCAATGGTATACCGGCAGAAAGGAAACCACCATCTGGGAATTCGATAAGCCGAAGAGGAACGGTGATCACCCAACCATGAAACCCATTCCACTTCTGGCATATCCCATCATGAATTCTTCCATGAGCAATAGCGTGGTCCTGGACCCCTTTGGTGGCTCTGGAAGTACACTTATAGCCTGTGAACAGACCGACCGTATTTGTTACACCGTGGAACTGGATGAAAAGTTCTGTGATGTTATCGTAAAGCGGTACATTGAGCAGGTTGGTGGTTCGGAAGATGTCACTGTGCAGCGGGATGGCCTGACCTATCATTACTCCGCGCTGGGGGCACAAGAGGAGTAATTATCAACGGACTGGCATTGTGTACTACACACAATATTGCCTTTGATCTTTCTATATTTCCTGTGCCAGAAACAACTTGCTATCTCTGTCATTCAGAGCGAATATGTGTACTACCAAAAAACAAGGAGGTTTTACACATGATCATCAATTACAATGTCAGCGGCAGCGACCGCAAACGCCTGGTGGCGGCGATCGTCGAACACACTGGTGAGAAAGCAAAATACCTGGGCGCACCAGGATTTGCTTACAAGGTGGGAGGCATCTATATCAGCGTGGACGGTCAGGTTACCATTGAGGAAGTCCGGGAGGCTGCAGCTCTCGTCAGATTCCTTCGGGAGAAGGACTTCCTGGCGGAAGATCCTCTGGCAGAGGCCATGGAAGAGGAAACTACCGAGGAATCCTCGGATGTTGAAATTTCCGGAATCTGCATTTCCATGCCCCGGTCACTGTTCACTGACAGCCATCTTGCGAACCTGCGCAACATCGTGGAGTCCAAAGGCAATCTGATTCGCAAGGCTCTGGGAGCTGCGGATATTCCCTTTGAAATCACTGATGAGAAGGTCAGCTTCCCCTGGTTCCCGGAAAATTGTACCCCTGACGAAATGAAGGCTTATGAAACTTTCATTTGTAGGCTGTGTGACATGGCCCGGAATCAGAAGCGAATCAGTGCAAAGGAGAAAGCTGTGGACAATGAGAAGTATACATTCCGCTGCTTCCTCCTGCGGCTCGGCTTTATCGGTGACGAGTATAAGACCGCACGGAAGATCCTGCTCCGGAATCTTTCCGGTAGCACGGCATTCAAGGCCGGTCCCCGAAAGGAGGCGCAGGAATGCGAGTAATTTCTAAAGCGGTTCTTCAAATCCTCCGGGAACGGTACCCAAAGGGAACAAGAGTAGAGCTGGTCAGCATGAATGATCCGTTCAACACCAAGCTGATTCCTGGTTGTCAGGGAACGGTTGTTTCCGTCGATTCCATCGGTACGATCCATGTTGCCTGGGACTGTGGTTCCAGTTTGGGTGTGGTTTATGGTGAAGATCACTGCCGAAAGGTGGTGGAGTGATGTACCGACATCTGATTTCTCAGCTTTACGGTGGGAATATTGATCCCTGTGGTCGCGTCATTGATAAGGAATCGAAACGTTATTTGCAGGATCGTACCATTGCCGAGTTGGCTGCTGCTTTCCGGGAAACCCTGAACCCGGAGCAGAAGGCCATGTTCGAGGAATATATCGCAGAACACAATTATCTGGATGCGCTAATCGAGGAGGATGGCTTCATTGAAGGATTCCGCCTGGGAGGACAAATGGTAATGGCGATGCTGTTTGGCAAGGATGATGTACCGGAGGAAGAAGCGCCATGTGGAAAGAAGGAGCCATAAAGATCAATTCCAGTTGGATTCGGTATGAAGTTAAGGTCTATGGCAGTCCCTCTCAATTCGGTATTGATGGAGGTCGCATCAGCAAACTTATATTGAAACGTAAAGGTGAGATTGTTTGCAATTACGACAGAGAATGGATAATAAGGCCGGTTGATCTGGATGTGGAAATGGCTTTGCAGATCCTCATCTTCAGCGAGAACCACTGATTATGGATAAGTAGTTCTGGGACGGAGCCGAAAGGCTCTGTTCCTCGTTCCCGGCAGACACGCTGATTATTGAAGTCACACTGATTCGGTGTGGCTTTTTCTTTTGCCGTGGAGGTGATCGTATATTCGGAAGCTAAAGAAGTATAAGCCTACCGGATTTCTGGCGAAAGGCTCGTACTACGATAAAAATGCCGCTGACTATGCGGTCAATTTCATAGAATGTCTGTGTCATACCAAAGGCACCTGGGCAAGAAAACCCTTTGAACTCATCGACTGGCAGGAGCAGATCATCCGGGATGTGTTCGGCACACTGAAGCCAGACGGCTACCGTCAGTTCAACACTGCATACATTGAGATCCCGAAAAAGCAGGGTAAGTCGGAACTGGCTGCCGCCGTTGCGTTACTCCTTACCTGCGGTGACGGCGAAGAACGTGCTGAAGTGTATGGCTGTGCTGCGGATCGTCAGCAGGCCTCCATCGTATTCAATGTTGCCGCCGACATGGTTCGTATGTGTCCTGCCCTGGCAAAACGGGTGAAGATACTGGATTCCCAGAAGCGGCTGATCTACCAGCCAACGGGCAGTATCTACCAGGTGCTTTCTGCCGATGTCGGCAACAAGCACGGTTTCAACACTCACGGCGTTGTATTCGACGAGTTACACACCCAGCCCAACCGGAAGCTGTTTGATGTCATGACCAAGGGTTCTGGCGATGCACGTATGCAGCCGCTGTATTTCCTTATCACCACTGCCGGAAATGACACCAAATCCATCTGCTACGAGATTCACCAGAAGGCAAAGGACATTATTGAGGGTCGTAAAATCGACCACACATTCTACCCGGTTATCTACGGTGCCGATGAGACAGATGACTGGACGGACCCCAAAACCTGGAAGAAGGCAAATCCCTCTCTGGGTATAACTGTGGGTATCGACAAAGTCAGAGATGCCTGTGAGTCGGCAAAGCAAAACCCCGGCGAAGAGAATGCTTTCCGGCAACTCCGTCTGAACCAGTGGGTCAAACAGGCGATCCGATGGATGCCCATGCATTTATGGGACAAATGCGAATTTGCAGTGAATGAGGACGATCTGGAAGGCCGTGTCTGCTACGGCGGTCTTGACCTTTCCTCCACCACGGACATCACAGCCCTGGTTCTGGTGTTCCCACCCACCGATGAGGACGATAAATATATGAT